GACCCAAGCATGATGCAAACCATAGGACAAAACCCGATGGAACAGCAGATGCAGGGTGCGATGATGGCTCACGTTGCCGAGCACTTAGGGTTTAGATACCGTCAAGAGATTGAACAGCGGGTGGGTGCGCCGTTGCCCGGACCTGAGCAGGAGGTCTCTGAAGCCGAAGAGTTGGCGATGGCTAAATATGTTGCCGAGGCTGCACAGCAGGTCTTGCAGATTCATCAAGCTGAGGCTGCGCAACAGCAAGCACAACAGATGGCAGCAGATCCGCTGGTTCAGATGCAGCAGCAGGAGTTGCAGATCAAGGGTATGGAGCAGCAGCGCAAAGCACAGAAAGACTCTATTGATGCACAGATTGCTGAAAAGCGGTTGAACGTTGAGCAGCAACGGATCGCTGTAGAAGCACAGAAAGAAGGCATACGGCTTCAGAACCAGAACCAACAAAACGAACGCAAGCTACAGCTTGATCTTATTAAATCACGCATGAAAGGCGGTAGTTAATGACCCATGAGCGGCAGATGCTAGATCACTTATTTAATAGGCTCAAAGAACGAGAGCGTGAAGTAAGTGAAGCAATGGCTGAAGGATCGGCTAAAGACTTTGCTGAATATCGAAATTTGTGCGGCGTAATCCAAGGTCTACGCCGTGCAAGGTTGGAAGTACAAGACCTTGTGCAACGTTATGAGGAATTTGAAAATGACTGATACAGCTCAAGCTGTGATTGAAGATATTCAAGAAAAAGCCAAGCAACTGCCGATTGTTAAAGGGTATAAGATTCTTTGTACCTTGCCTAATATAGAGAATAAGTTTGATAGCGGGCTTATTAAAGCAGACGCAACGGTTAAATATGAAGAGTTACTGAGTAACGTGCTTTTTGTCGTAGCACTAGGTGATATGGCATACGCAGATCAGAGCAGGTTTCCAACAGGACCGTGGTGTAAAGCAGGTGATTTTATTATTACTCGCGCCAACACCGGCACTCGCATCAAGATCCACGACCGCGAGTTTCGGATTATTAACGATGATTCCGTTGAAGCTGTGGTGGAAGATCCCCGTGGCATTCAACGTGCGTGAGGTGATATATGGAAAAAACTGAATTCAAGTTTCCCGACGAGCAGGAAACTAAACAAGAAGCCAAAAACAAAAACGACGACTTTGAAATTGAGATTGAAGTCGTTGATGACACGCCTGATCCTGATAAAGGGCGTAAACCGCTTGATGAGCCTGTCAATGAAGTAACCGATGACGAGCTTTCTAAATACGACGAGGGTGTGCAAAAACGTATTAAGAAACTGTCGCATGGTTACCACGACGAACGTCGGGCTAAAGAAGCAGCTTTGCGTGAGCGTGAAGAAGCACTGAAGTTTGCCCAGCAGATTATTGAGGAGAACAAAACCCTCAAAAAGAATTTGGGCGATCACACGACGCTTCTTGTAGGCACAGCTAAACATAATGCTGAAATGGCACTTGAACAAGCGCGTAAGAAATATAAAGAAGCTTACGAGTCGTTCGATCCTGATCAGATTGTTGCAGCGCAAGAAGAATTAACTCAAGCTAAATTACGGCTTGATAAAGTTGAAAACTTTAAGGCACCCCCTTTACAGGAACGAGAAATTCCTGTAAACATGCAACCACAATCCGCTTCAGATAATGAGTTGGATTCCAAAGCACTTGCGTGGCGAAAGCAAAATCAGTGGTTTGGACCTAACCGACCCATGACTGCCTTCACTCTGGGGCTGCACGAGCAGTTAGTCGAAGAAGGCGTTGATCCTACCTCGGATCAGTATTACGAGGTGATCAATACGACACTACGTAGTAAGTTCCCTGAACATTTTCCTGATGAGCGCGGAAGATCAGAGGAAAAACAGAAACGGACGAGCAGTAATGTTGTAGCCCCGGCAAGTCGCAGCGTTGCGCCAAAGAAAATCACGCTGACACAGACTCAGGTGGCACTTGCTAAGAAGTTTAAGATTCCTTTGGAACTTTATGCCCGGAAAGTGGCGGAAGGTATGACACAAAATGGCTGATAATCGAAACAACCGTGACCTAAGTACCCGCGATAAAGTAGAGCGTCCTCGTAGCTGGGCACCGCCCACGTTACTGCCTGACCCTGCACCTGAGCCGGGATATAAATACCGTTGGATTCGTGTAAGCACGATGGGTCAAGCTGACCCGCGTAACGTGTCATCCAAATTACGCGAAGGCTGGGAACCTGTTAAAGCTACTGAGCATCCTGAGATTTCTATGTATCTTGATAACGACATCGAGCGTTATAAGGACAATATAGTCGTCGGGGGCTTAATGCTTTGCAAAACGCCGACAGAAATGGTTGAGCAGCGGAATGCGTTTTATCAACAGCAGGCCGAAGCTCAGATGCGTTCTGTTGACAACAATTTCATGCGCGAGAATGATCCACGGATGCCTCTGTTTTCAGAGCGCAAATCGTCGGTGACGTTCGGACGCGGTAATCAACAATCGTAGGAGTTAATCCAAAATGGCTTACCCGACTATCGACAAGCCTTATGGCTTGAAACCAATCAATCTGATTGGCGGTCAGGTGTTCGCCGGAGCAACTCGTCAGCGTCGTATCGCATCCGGTGCTTCTAGCATTGGTTTCGGTGACCCTGTCAAGTTTGCTAACGACGGCACCGTTGTAGTAACCACGGAAACAACGACTGCTCCCGCTACTGGCTTTGCTGGTGTGTTCTTGGGCTGTCAGTTTGTTTCTTCTGTTACAGGACAACCAACTTGGTCGCAATCGTGGACTAGCGGCACTTCGGTAAAGGCAAACACCTTTATCTACGCTTATGTTTGCGAAGATCCTGATCAGTTGTTCCAAGTTGCCGTAGTGACAGGTACAACGGTTGTTTCAACAACCACGGGCCTGACCTACACCAACGTTAACAACAACGTAGCTTTGGTGGCTAACACCCTCAATACTACGACTGGCGATTCGCAGCAGGGCATCCTGTTGAGTTCCGCTGCTGTAACGGCAACTTTGCCTTTGCGAATTGTTGACTTGGTGCCGGATACGGCGTTTACCTATAGTGGCACTGTTTACTATCCTGAAGCTATTGTTAAGTTCAATGCACCGAACGTAACAGGATCTGTCGTGGATGGTGGTCATGCCTACTACAACCCAACCGGACTGTAATAGGGGAACTTAAATGGCTATTTCACGCGCACAACTACTGAAAGAGCTTCTCCCCGGCTTGAACGCATTGTTCGGTCTGGAGTATGCTCGTTATGGGCAGGAACACAAAGAGATTTACGAAACTGAATCTTCTGAGCGTTCCTTTGAAGAGGAAACCAAGCTGTCAGGCTTTAGTGCTGCCCCGGTTAAAAACGAAGGTAGCGCAATTGCTTACGACAACGCGCAGGAAGCTTGGACTGCTCGCTATACGCACGAAACCATTGCACTTGGGTTCTCGATCACTGAAGAAGCGATTGAGGATAACCTGTACGACAGCTTGTCTGCTCGTTACACCAAGTCACTTGCTCGTGCGATGGCTTACACCAAAGAGGTGAAGGCAGCAGCAGTTCTGAACAATGGCTGGGCTTCTACCGTAACTTACGGTGATGGTCAGACGCTGTTCTCTACAGCACATCCGCTGGTTTCCGGTGGTACTAACAGCAACACGACCTCTACGGGCGTGGATCTCAACGAAACCTCGTTGGAAAATGCAGTGATTCAGATCGCTGCGTGGACTGATGAACGTGGACTTTTGATCGCTGCTAAGCCACGTAAGCTTATTGTTCCACCTGCTCTGATGTTCGTTGCAACTCGTTTGCTAGAGACTGAACTCCGTGTTGGCACGAATGACAACGACATCAACGCTATCAAGAACAACGGTTCGATCCCCGAAGGTTATACGGTCAATCACTTCTTGACCGATACCAACGCGTGGTTCCTGACGACCGATGTTCCTAACGGCTTGAAGCACTTTGTTCGTACACCGTTACAAAATTCAATGGACGGCGACTTTGATACGGGCAACGTTCGCTACAAAGCTCGTGAGCGTTATAGCTTTGGTGTGTCTGATCCTCTCGGAATCTACGGATCTCAGGGAGCCTAATCAGGCTGCGAAAAGGGGGTTGCAAAACCCCCTTTTTTATTTATACTGTAGGTATCTGGGAAACCAGCTTGCTAAACTGTCCCAGCAGACGATGCACCGATTAGCAAGCTACTTGTGCATAAGGAATTATCATGGCAGTTTCAACGACCCAATCGATTTGGCGATCTGGCGGCGGCGATCAAACTCGCGCTGCATATTGCGGTTCAGGCGTAATGGCCGCAACCTTTTATATCCCCGATGCAAGTGCTGCCGGTAACGTGCAGGCTTCTTCGACTAACACTTCTACAGTAGTGCTACCTGCTGGCGCTGTTGTTACTCAAATTATCATTAATGATATTGGCACGGGTCAAATTGATCTGGGCTATACGGGTTCGGCTAACGGACTTCTTGATAATGCTGCGGTCACGGCAATTACTTCAATTGCTCCTGGCGGTACAGGTTCTGGTGCTTCTTTGGGCACAATCCTCAACGCAACAAGTAACGTTACGGTTACTAATGCAGTTGGCGGCACACCCGGAACTGGAACTGTAGGTGGAGTAATTCTTTACTACGTCACCGATCCGTACGCCGGTCAGCAAAACGTCTAATGACGGAGGCCAATTATGGCTATGCAAACAGACGTTAAAGCTATATCGTTAGCAGCCTCTGGTGATATTAGTGCGTATCCAACCCGTGTTCGCGGGTTGGTTGTTGAGCCGGGAGCCTCCGCCGGAAGTGTAATTATCAAAGATGGTGGCACAGGCGGTACAACGCTGTTCACCATCAACACAATCGCTGGCGGGCAGGCTTTTAATGTGTTCATTCCTGCCGAAGGTGTGCGCTGCTTTATTAGCGCTTATGCAACGCTGTCAAATGCAAAAGTGACGGTGTTCTATGGCTAAGTCTCCGGCGTGGCAGCGCAAGGAAGGCAAGAACCCAAAAGGTGGTTTGAACGCCAAAGGGCGAGCTTCGTACAACGCAGCTAATCCGGGGAAGCCTGGGCTAAAAGCACCTCAACCAGAGGGTGGTCCTCGTAAGAAATCGTTCTGTGCCAGAATGGAAGGCATGAAAAAGAAGCTTACGAGTTCTAAAACAGCCAACGACCCGAACAGCCGTATCAATAAATCACTAAGGGCTTGGAAGTGCTAAATGGAAACGAGTACGCTGGTTTGGAATCTCATCACGTCGTTTTTTGTGGCTTTAGTTATGTTTATGCTTAAGCACGCATCTGACGAGCAGAAACGTATCCAGATTCTGCTCAACAAAACGAGGGAGGAAATCGCCCGTGACCACATCACTCGTGCAGAGGTTCGTGCGGATCTTGAAAAGATTATGGAACGCTTTGATACAGGCTTTGAACGGCTTGAAGCAAAGATTGATGCGCTTGCTAAGAAAGGATAAGCAAGATGAAAAAGAAACGTATTAAATTCTTTGAGGGTGGCGATATACCTGATATTCCTCGTGAGCCCTTGAGAGATAGCAGCGGTAGAAGAGTTCGTTCTGGTATGGATACGTTTACAAAACGTTTTGACTATAACAGGTCAATTAAATCGCCCAACGAAGATGAGGAACTTGAAGGCAGTGACGTAATGTCCGGTAGCACTGAAGCTCGACAGGGTAAAAAATTCCCAGAAACCCGTATTGAAAGTGGGCCAAAAGGTTATTTGGATGATGATATTAAAGCCCCAAGTGAAAAAGACGATAACGGCATACGCCAACGCCCTATCCCTCGTCCTCCCGGCCCTAGACCTGTTAAAAACGTAGATATAGACGAGTCAGATCGCCGCCGCGAAGAAAGAGAAAACGCTAAAAAGACTCAAGACGTAGATGAGTCTGATCGTCGTCGTGAAGAGGTAAGTAGCCTATCGCAAAAAGCTAAACCAAAACCTGCAAAAAAGAAAGAAGAAGCCTCAAAACCACCTGCCGGTGCGTTTAGAGGAACTCGTTCTGAAGGCGGTAACTATAAGCCTTCCGCTGTGCCCGATGAAAGTAAAGCGCCTTCAGCCGGTGGGTTTACTAAAAAGTCTCCCAAGCGCGAAAGCATGTTTTCTTCTGGTAATACAAAATTAAGAGATATTACCGAAGGAAAAATGACGAGGTTCGCAAAAGGTGGTTCTGTAGGTTCAGCTTCTAAACGTGCTGACGGTATTGCAATGCGGGGTAAAACTCGCGGAAAAATTTGTTAACTAAGGGGTAATGCAATGAAAAAGATGAGCATGGGTGGTGGCGTAATGCCTTCCAAAATGGGCGCAGTAAAGACCGCAGCTCCTAGCCGTGATGGTGTTGCAAGTAAAGGCAAGACCAAAGGTACGCAAATTAAAATGGCTGGCAGTAAAGGTATGAAAGCTGGCGGCTATTGCTACGGTGGAAAAACCAAAAAATGATGGCATCTCGCGGGATGGGGGCGATTTCGCCCTCAAAAATGCCCACCGCTAAGCGTAAAGCTAGACGGGACGATACCGACTTTGAGCAGTACGCTGAAGGTGGCAAAGTAAACGCAGCAGGTAATTACACTAAGCCGGGACTTCGTAAGAAGATCGTTGCTCAGGTTAAAGCCGCAGCCACTCATGGCACAGGTGCAGGGCAATGGTCCGCGAGAAAAGCACAGCTTGTAGCTAAGAAGTACAAAGAAGCTGGTGGAGGTTACCGTGACTGAGAAGTGGATTCAAAAAGCAATCAAAAAGCCCGGAGCCTTGCATAAATCACTAGGTGTTCCTGAAGGCAAAAAAATTCCCGCAGGCAAATTGGCTAAAGCTGCAAAGGCTCCCGGTAAATTAGGGCAGCGAGCAAGGCTAGCGCAGACGTTGAAGAAAATGAAGTGAGGCAATTATGCACGCAGAGAATTGTTTAGAGCACGAAGATGGGCCATGCACTTGTGGGCTTGAAGAAGTCCTAGAGGATGAAGCTTGGGAAGAAGCTAAAGAACATTTAGACCCTGAAGATTGGTAATGAAAGCTCCGCAGCAAAGCTTAAAAGATTGGGGGGACCAGAAATGGCGGACAAAAAGTGGTAAACCGTCTAGCAAAACTGGCGAACGATACCTCCCGGAGGCGGCAATTAAGTCTCTTACACCTTCAGAGTACGCTGCAACGACAAAGGCAAAACGAGCTGGAAAAAGCGCAGGTAAGCAGTTCGTCAAACAACCGGCAAAAATTGCCGCTAAGACTGCGAGATTTAGATGACCACTAGCGGTTCAACCGACTTTAATCTTGAGTTTATAGACATAGCCGAGGAAGCCTTTGAAAGGGCTGGTCGGGAGATGCGCTCTGGCTACGACCTGCGTACCGCACGTCGTTCGATGAACCTACTAACCATTGAGTGGGCAAATCGTGGCATCAATATGTGGACGATTGAGCAGGGCACGAAGAATTTGGTACAGGGCACTGCGACGTACGATTTACCGGACGACACCATTGACTTGCTTGAGCACGTTATAAGAACGGGGGCTGGTAATGTTTCAACGCAAGCTGACCTCACACTTACCCGGATTAGTGTCTCCACCTACGCCACAATCCCAAACAAGTTGGCTCAAGCAAGACCGATACAAATTTACATCAGCAGGAACTCTGGAGCCACGTACCCCGCAACCAGCAGCTATTCTCCAGGTGCAAACGCCCACCCACAATTCACAGTTTGGCCTGTCCCTGACCAAGGCACTGAAGCCTCGCCGTACTATCAAGTAGTCTACTGGCGTATGCGCCGAGTACAGGATGCAGGAGATGGGTTGCAGACTCCTGATATGCCGTTTAGGTTTCTTCCCTGTATTACAGCAGGATTAGCGTATTACATAGCCCAGAAGATTCCTGAAGGGCAAGATCGCCTTCAAATGCTTAAAGCTTCTTATGAAGAGCAGTGGAACTTTGCCGCTGGCGAAGACCGTGAGAAAGCTGCGGTTCGTTTTGTGCCACGTCGGATGTATCTAGGCAATACTGGGAGCTTCTAATGCCCAATCAGTTTGCCTCTGGTAAATATGCTATCGCGCAGTGCGATAGATGTAACTTCAGATTTAAGCTGAAGCAGTTAAAGTCGTTGGTGATTAAGACTAAAAATGTAAACATATTAGTCTGCCCTGAGTGTTGGGAACCTGATCAACCGCAGCTACAGCTTGGTATGTACCCCGTGTATGATCCTCAAGCCATACGCAACCCAAGAGTAGATTCTAATTCTTATAGACAAGCTGGATTTAATGGTTTGCGGGTTGAACCTGTGAATGATGACTCTAGCATTGATGAGCTAGGTACGATTACAATGGGTAGTCGGATTATTCAGTGGGGTTTTAACCCTGTAGGTGGTTCAAGATCTTTTGATGCTGCGCTTACCCCAAACGATTTAGTAGCGCAGGGTTTAGTTAATTCTGTCACCGTATCGTAGGAGCAAATGATGGATAAGAAAGACTTAGCGCAGGACAAAAAGATGATTGCTGGTGCAGTGCATAAGCACGAAAAAGCCAAGCACAAAGGTCAGCCTCTGACCAAACTTGCCAAGGGTGGCAAGACCAACGCAAACATGTTGAAGATGGGGCGCAACCTCGCCAAGATTGCTAATCAAAAGCAGTCCTCGTTTACCTACAAAAATTCTGGTAGGGGGCGGTAATGAAACAAGTCAAACCTTTTAATCAGCCTAAACCCGCGCCGACTCCAAAGTCTACGGATGCAAAACCCAAGACTTCTGGTATTAAGATTCGCGGTACTGGAGCAGCAACCAAAGGCGTAATGGCTAGGGGGCCGATGGCGTGAACTATACGGAGTTGAAAAAGGCGATCCGAGGGTATGTCGAGAACGACTTCCCTACGATTACTTTTGCTGATTCGGTTACGACTTTTACGTCGGACGAGCAGCTTGCCGTATTTGTTAAACAAGCTGAGCAGCGTATTTTTAACGCAGTTCAGCCACCTATCTTCCGTAAAAGTGTTATCGGTGTCTTTGACGCGGATAACCCCTATCTTACTTGCCCTGCTGATTTTCTTTCTCCCTTCAGTCTTGCTGTAATTAATTTGACGACGGGGCGGCGTGATTTTCTGCTGAATAAAGACGTTGAGTTTATTCGTGAGGCGTATCCCATCCCCACATCAACAGGTCGCCCTCGCCACTACGCATTATTTGGCCCGATGGTAAACGGTGGAACTATTACTACCGATATATCAATTATTGTTGGGCCGACTCCAGACTTAGACTATCAAGCCGAGCTTCACTATTTTTACTACCCAGAGTCTATTGTCACTGCGGGTACTTCTTGGCTTGGCGAGAATTTTGATACGGTGCTGTTTTATGGCGCACTCCAAGAGGCATATACATTTATCAAGGCCGAGCAAGATATGATGGCTAGGGTAGATACGCAGTACAAAGAAGCCCTTGCACTGTTTAAACAACTTGGTGATGGTAAAGATCGCCGTGATACTTATCGTGACGTACAAGTACGTTACCCTGTGAGGTAGTATGGCAATCTACCAAACGATGTGTACAAGTTTTAAGGCTGAAGTTGCTAGAGCTTTGCATGACTTCACAGCGAGTACGGGAGATGTTTTTAAGATTGCCCTTTACACCGCTCCTGCCACCCTCGATGCAAGTACCACAGCGTACACATCAGCGGGTGAATCCAGTGGGACCAACTACACGGCTGGGGGCATTTCACTCACAAACATCACACCAACAACGTCAGGAACAACAGGCTATTGGTCATTTGAAAATGCAACCTTTTCAAATGTTAGTCTTTCTTGCGCTGGTGCGTTGATCTATAATTCCACCAATCAAAATCGTGCTGTTTGTGTTTTGAGTTTTGGCAACACTATTGTGAAGTCAGCGTCTGATCTGACGATCACTTTCCCTGCTCCGGGGGCAACGGATGCCGTTTTGAGGATAACCTGATGGCAATGGTATTTACGACCAAAGGTGAGATGGACGAGTCCTTACTTGAGAAAAAGGAAGGGGTCGTTGATACTGATAACGAACACACAACGTGGGTCGAGTATTGGCACGATGGTGAGATGGTGCACCGTTCCGCGCATGTGACGTTGAAAAAGGCGATGGTTTTATCCGCTACAGCGGCAAAAATTGGTTAACTTGGAAGGAGCCTGAAATGGCAAACACACAAGCAATGTGCACTTCGTTTCTGCAAGAACTTATGCAAGGTCTTCAGAACTTTACGACGAGCACAGGTAATTCGTTTAAAGCAGCGTTGTATCTTGCTTCGGGGACGATTAATGCGTCTACCACTGCATATACAACTACTAGCGAAGCATCTGGAACCAACTACACGGCTGGTGGTGTGGCAGTGACTAACGGAACTTCTCCGTTGTCTACAAATGCTAGCGCAACCGCAGGTGTGGCGTATTGGACCCCAAGTGCTTCGATTACGTATACCAACGTTTCGTTAACCACAGCTTTTGATGCGGTGCTTATTTATAACAACACCAATTCAAACCGTGCAGTTAGTGTTCATACGTTTGGTTCGCAGACGATTACGGCTGGTACGTTTACGCTGACAATGCCTTCTAACACGACTACCGCTGCGTTGTTGCGTCTGTCCACGACCTAATTTCTTTTTAGGGGAACCCCGTGGCAACTTTTGGCTGGGGGTCAAATCCGTGGGGTTACGACGGTTGGGGTGGCGTTGGTGTTGACGTTGCACTAACAGGCGTTGCTGCGTCTGGCGCAGTTGGGTCAGTCACAGAAACTAATAATCCCACTGAGAACGGAAATGTAGCTACAGGTTCCGTTGGGTCTGTCACTACCTCGCGTACGGTAGCTTTGACAGGCGTTGCTGCGTCTGGTGCTGTTGGTAGCGTAACTGAAACTAATAACCCCACTGAGAACGGAAATGTAGCTACAGGTAACGTCGGGTCTGTTACAACTTCTCGCACTGTTGCTCTTTCCGGTGTCGCTGCTTCTGGTAATACAGGTTCTGTTACTGCTTCTCCTTCTATCGCTCTCTCCGGTGTCGCCGCTTCTGGCGCTGTTGGCGATGTTGTCTTTAATTATCAATTAGCTGGAGTTGCTGCTTCTGGGGCAGTAGGCACTGTCACGGTTGCTGAGCGTCAAATTGCTTTGACGGGTGTTGGGGCTACGGGCGCAGTTGGCGATGTTATTTATGCTTTCCCTCAAGCCATAACAGGCGTTGCCGGTTCAGGTGATGTCGGGGCTGTTACTTCTTCCTTAACGATTGCTCTGTCTGGTGTTGCTGCTTCTGGCTCAGTTGGTGATGTAACAGAGCAAAATAATCCAGCCGAAGATGGTGTAGTTGCTATAGGCTCGGTTGGGGCTGTTACAACTTCTCTATCTGTTGCTATTTCTGGGGTTGCCGCTTCTGGGGCTGTTGGTAACGTTGAATTTACTAAGGTAGCTTCTGTAACCGGAGCAGTTGCTACTGGACAAGTAGGGTCTGTTGGTAAGACAATTACTATTAATTTGTCGGGTGTTGTAGCTAGCGGGGATGTCGGTTCGGTAGGGTTTGGATTTAGCCAAACTTTATCTGGCGTAGCAGCTTCTGGGACTGTTGGCACAGCAGGAGTTACTCGTGAACGTGATATAAGTGGCGTTGGGTCGAGTGGTGCAGTTCAGCCATTCCCTAATGTTATACCTTTTAGTGGTGTTGCAGCTAGAGGCAACGTAGGATCTGTTGGGGTATTGTATTGGGGTTTAATCAACAATTATGAAGATCCTCAATGGAGCGATGTAGGTAACTATCAAGACGCTGGTTGGGATTTGGTTGAAACGGAGTAAAAAATGACTGTTAATCGTACAACACTGTTAAACCTCCCTCTTCCTGTTACGGGCACTGAGCCTGGAGTATGGGGCGATTATGTAAACAACGGTTTTACACAATATGTTGATGCTTCTGTAGCGGGTGCTCTAAGTATTACAGCAACAACAACCTTAGCAAATACTACAGGCACAAACTCAGCAACGGGTATTACGTCAACGACCGCGCAGTATCGAACGCTTGTGGTTCCAGCATCAGGGGTCGCAGCTAATGTCGTTATTACCGCCCCTTCTTCAAACCGCACGTACCATGTAGTAAATCTTAACGGTACATACACTGTTCAAATTCGAGCAGGGGTAAACAGTGGTGTAACACTTGGAACGAACCAATCTGCCACGGTTACTTATGATTCTGTTGCCGGTGATTATGTTTTAGTTGGGACAATCGGCCCAACGGTTCCTGTAGCTCGTGGTGGTACTGGATTAACTTCAGGTACTTCCGGCGGTGTTTTGTATTATTCCGCTAGTGGTACGCTTGCTTCTTCTGGTGCTCTTGCAGCAAGTGCAATTGTTTTAGGTGGGGGTGCAGGTGTCGCTCCTGCCACAACAACCACAGGTACGGGCGTAGTCACTGCTGTAGGTAATGCAGTTAACACCACAGGCGGTATAGTTACACAAAGTGGAACACTTGCTTCTAGTGCGCTTTTATTAGGTGGTGGTGCGGCTACAGCCATTACTTCAACCACTACAGGTACAGGTGTCGTCACAGCCGTTGGTAACGCAGTTAACACCACAGGTGGCTTAGTTACACAATCAGGTACTCTTGCTGCTAACAACATTTTGCTTGGTGGCGGTGCAAGTACAGCTATTTCCTCGTCAAGTCTTTTATCTACTTCGGCTGCTGTAACTTCAGGCACCTATATCAAGTCAATTGGTTACGCCGACACGGTTGTAGCCCTGGGTAACACAGGTACGGCGATTAACTTAGATGTTGTTAGTGGTGGTGTATTTACGGCAACGCTGACAGGAAGTGCAACAATTACACTGCGTTACCCTGTGTCTTCTGGGTCTTCTTCGTTTACACTCATTCTTACAAATGATGGAACCGCAGGTCGCACAGTAGCATGGGCTGGTGGTTCGTTTAAGTTCCCTGGTGGTGCAGCGTCTTTGTCACGTACGACAACGGCAAACGCAGTGGATATTTGGGTCTTCTTCACGCCGGATGGCGGGACGACTTGGTATGGCAATATTGCCATGAAGAATATGACAGCTTAATAGGAGTAAGAAAATGGCTTTAACCCCTGAAATGCAAGCACAAGTTGATTTCCAAAATGCTACTGAAGCAACTAGACATGCTAATCAACTTGCACTTGAGGCACGACGTGCAAAGCTTGAGGCAGTTCGTTTAGCAAAAGAAACGTTGATTGAAAACGCTCGCAGTAAACCTGTAGACGTTCGTGATGTATCAGCGGCTGATATTCAGGCTTTTGCTCAAACGCTTGTATCGTACATCAACGAATGATTCAGGGTTTTGCATATTTCCCTGCTATTGTCTACCGCGATGAACACCCTGAGTGGGTTGATTATGCGTTAAGAGTGTCCCAAAAATACTTCGACGCGCAAGCCAATCAGGGTGCCATGTGCCAAACAGGTCATATGGGCAACGATCCTGAAATGAAGTTTTTAACGGACTATTTGCTGTCAACCAGCCACGACATTTTGGTAGGTCAAGGCTACGCAATGGATCGATATGAACTTTATGTTTCAGGATTGTGGGGGCAGGAAGTCAGAGGGCATGGCGGCACGAATGTGCATGTGCATAAGCACAGCCAGCTTTGCGGCTGGTTCTTTTTGGAAGCCCCTGAAGGTGGATCGTATCCTGTGTTTTATGACACTCGTGCTAACAAGCAAATGATTGAGCTTGACTTTGCGCCAAGTGACGAAGTGACTAACGCAACTTCAACTATCCATTTCAACAACATTATCCCCGGCACGGTATTGCTAGCCAATTCATGGATGCAGCACCAACTTACGCCCAACATGACAGATAAACCAACTAAGAGCATTCACTTCATCATTTCGCACAGGGATAAGCCATGCAGTACATGCTGACACCTTATGCTGAATCAGTTGAGCCTTTTGCTTGGTGGGAAGGTGCGTTTAACGATAAAGAACTTGACTGGTTACAAGAGCGAGCCATTAAAGCCGACCAAAGAGCGGAAGTTGGTGGCGATCTTGATGGTAAGCGTTTAGCGCAAATCCGTCGTTCTCATGTATCGTGGATGGACTGCAATCAAGAAACCGAGTGGGTGTTTCGCAAGCTAGCCCATGTGATTTCATCCCTTAATTCGCAGTTTTATCGGTTTGATTTAACGGGGTTTGGTGAAGCACTACAGCTTACAAACTATGATCAGTCTGAAAATGGTATGTATGGTTGGCATCAAGATTACGGCGGTAAACGCAGCATAAGCAGGAAGTTATCAGCAGTGCTCCAGTTGACGGACCCAGCGCAATATGAGGGGGGTAATCTTCAAGTAATGACGAGTGGTCAGCCAACAAATGTACGGAAACAGCGTGGGCTTATTGCTGTTTTCCCTTCCTATCAACTCCATCAAGTAACACCCGTGACGCAAGGCAGTCGTCAAAGTCTTGTGGCATGGCTTTCAGGGCCGACGTTTCGATGAACATTGAGTATAACGGATTTATCGGCATTTATAACAACGTGTATCCCGAAGGATACTGTCAGCATTTAATTAATGAGTTTGATCGTTTGGAAAAAGATAGCGCGGGTTCAAATCGTTGGCAGTCAGAAAAAGCACCAGAATCTAAGAAAAATGATTACCAAATTGGCTTAGATTTACGAGGCCACAGCACTAATGACTTTCAGGACAAACGCACTGTACCTATGTTTTTTGATGGTTTGCAGGTTTGTTACGACGAATACACACGCAAATTTTCAGTGCTGCAAGACGGTAAGATCCGTGCGAATGTAATGAAAATGCAACGCACTCCTCCCGGTGGTGGCTATCATGTGTGGCATGGCGAGCAAGGTAATGGAGATCATGCTTCCCGTGTTCTTGTTTATATGTTGTATTTAAATTCACTAGCTCCTGAAGAAGCGGGCGAAACTGAGTTTTTGTATCAACAACAACGATTTAGACCAACTGAAAATCAAATGATTTTATGGCCCGCTTCATTTACACATACGCATCGGGGTAATACGGTGTTTGGCAATCAATCAAAATATGTCGTAACAGGGTGGTTTTATTATGACTGAGACAATTACAAAGCCTGAACAATTTGAGAAACTTGGTTGTGTGCTGGTTCAAGATTTTTTAGACGCAGTCACCACACAAACAATTTCAATATATTTAGAAAACAAACTTCGTAGACAAGAATGGCAAGCCAAGCCAGAAGACCCTACGACTGAGCTTGCGTATTACGCTGACCCCTTAATTGAAACGGTGCTTTTACGTAGCCTTCCTTTAGTATCTGAGGTGTGTGGTAAGGAGCTTTATCCGACCTACTCTTATATGCGTGTTTATCAGCCTGGGGAAGAACTTGAACCCCACGTTGACCGTCCATCTTGTGAAATTAGCGTTACAGTAAATGTTGCTTCAAAGGGTCGCCCATCCCCAATATGGATGCACTATAAAGATAATGAACCTCACTCATATACGCTCAACCCAGGTGACGCAGTTGTGTATAAAGGTTGTGAAGCCAAGCATTGGCGGGATACTTTTAAGCGTGATCAGATGAATGTTCAGTTCATGCTGCACTATGTTGATATAAATGGCCCGTATATAGACCGTAAATTTGATACCCGACCAGATCTTGGTTTCCCTTCTGAAATGCGGAGGTCATAATGCCTGCTGGTACACCTAAAGTCACGATGTTCGGGGGTAAAGCAATTGTTCCCGGTGGATGTCAAACATTTAATAGCCCTGGAACTTTTACAGTGCCTGTTGGGGTTACTAAAGTTAATATGTCTGGGAAGGGCGCAACTGGCGCTGCTGGTAACCCAGGTAATGCTGGTGGCGCAGGTGGTGGCGGTGGTGGCGGTGGCGGCGGTCGTGGAACATCTTTTCCGGGTACTGATGTGGCGGGAAATCAAGCTGGTGGGTCAGGAGGATCAGGGCAAGGTGGTAATGCAGGGTCAAATGGTGGTAATCCTGGTCCAGGAGCGCCCGGAAATCCCGGCAATAGAGATGGGTCTCCAGGAGGGGCAGGGACCGCCGGTGGTTCAGGAAATGCAGGCAGTGCGGGTTCTACTGGGGCATCATCTACAGGAATATGTAAAACATTTCCAGGTGGGGCCGGAGGGAATGGGGGTAATGGAGGTACAGGAGCCTCCCCAACAGGTAACGGCGGTGTGGCTGGGGGAGGGGGTTGTGTCAACGGTCCAGCCGGTAACCCAT